ATTATTGTTATTGCCATATCATTTTGGTAATAGAACTGCAACGGCTTGGCCTGCCATGTAATCGGCCATGTTCTCCGCAAGTTCAGTTAATTTATCATCAGTTAAGTAAGGTTGCACGAATGGCTTGGTCTTGATTCCGTACATATACACCAAACGTCTATATTTATCAGCGATTTGCTCCAACGTCTTTTCGTTACCACCTGAATTCATAGCCTTGAAGGTTACCCACTTTTTAAACGCTTCCAATGGTGGCATCTTATCACGGTACTGAAACGGTGAATTGGGCGCACGTGTTCCACCCCTTGCACCTCGTACTCCATATTCTTGGAACTTCCAATAGAAATCCGCTTCGATTTCTACTTGGTAGCCTTGGCCAAAACGTTTAACGGGTAACGGCAAAATGCTTTGGCGCAAATTGCCAGGCTTATTCATCCCGTACTTGTCAAGATTCGCTTGGAATCCTTTAATAGCTTCGTTGCACCAATCGGTTAAAACCTTGGATGCACCCTCAAAATTCATATCTACTTCGGTCGGTTTCAACCCGACTGCTTCAATATCTATAAATTTGTTTGCCATACTTATTAAATGGGAAATCCTAAAAAGTTACCCATTCGCTCGACGCTTTATTTCAAAGGCTTCATGTTTGCTTTTCTCAACTTGGTAACTAGCATAGTTCAAAAACTCAATCGCTGGAAGTTCGAATACCTCATTCCATTTTAGAACGTCGCTATTCGCTAACCTATCAATTACAACGATCCACCCGTAACGCTCGGTGAATCCTGTTCCGATGTCAGGCCGTCCATCTCCGCCTTCAACGTCTGTATTTCCTTGTCCAAATAGGTTGGTAAATCTTCGAGCAACCTCACCCAACTGGCCAAAAAAAAAGCGGACAATCCCAATGCTTCAATCGCTAACATCTTTTCCTTCACCAACGTAGCACGCTTTGCATGGTCCTTACCGTTGTACTTTTTAGGTAACCAACCAAACTTCGTTTCACGCAAAAGCGATGCAACGCACAAATGTAAGTTCTTTACACCGTCCTCTTTCGTCTTATTCCACTCGCTAATTTCAACGAATTGAGCGGTGTTGATTTCGTCAAAGAATCGGGTAACATAGTAACGCTTGCCGTCTATTTTAACATACGATTTGAACGGTTTAAACGGTTCTTTCTCCAACTGCTTTGCGATGGCTTCGTATCGCTTGCGTAAATCAATCAACGGGTAATTATCAACCTCATCGAAACCGTTACCCTCAACGATTGCTACAACCGAGCGCATATACTCCCATCCTTCAAGGTGGTCAAGGTCGGCCAAAAGTTGGTATTGACCAACGGTTAATTTTTTCCAAATGTTATTGTATTGCATATTTTCCTCTGTTCTTTTCTGCTAATTTATTAAGTGCCAAATACCTCAAAGCATCCATGCCGTGATTGAATGAATCGATCGGTACGTTGGTAGCGTTACCGTCCTTTTCCTTCCATTTGTAAGCATTCAATTCTTTGAGTAGGTTAATCGATCGGTTTGTTACGTTAAGCCTAAAACGTTTCAATATATCAATTCCATTTAAGATACTATCTTTCCCCTTGTTTGCACCTTCAACCCTCCAACCCATGCGCCTAAGTTCCTCAATCGATTTCGGTTCAGCTGAATCCGCTACAATGGTAACGCTTCTATCTATCCCCGATTGGGTAAAGAATAAACTTATATCTTGATTTGTGAGTCCTTTATGGTACATTACTTCATCAATGATTAACTCACCGTTGTAACGGTAAACCATAACCATAGCAGAAGGATCATTCGTGAACCCAAAATCTAATCCCGCCCCAACTAATTGCGCATCGCTTGGTATCGTTCCAATCGTTCCCCAATTACGGTAGATTAACCCTTCAATCTTTCCGGTCATCCCACGGGCGTACACCTTCCACAACTCTTCATCCTCATTTCTGATACCTTCAATATCCCGCCTTGTTTTGTCACTTAAAAACGGGTTATGCCTATGGTCGGAAATAATCAACTCAACACCTTCCTTACCTATTAATTTATCATGGACCCAAAAGCGAGCATTAGGGTTGTAGTCAATAAACACTTGCTTATTAGTTCTTCGTGCTAATTCCCAATATATCCAATAATTGATTCCGTTCGCCTCATTCATAAACAGGTAATGACGCTTTCCGCTCTTTGCATCTTGCGGGTCTTGATAGCTTTTGAATTCTATAATTGAGCCGTTGTGAAACGTGTAGATACGATCGCTCGCATTGTACCCTTTAATCCAACTTTGAATATCAGGCGAACTGGCTACAATCGTTTGCATATCACGAAGCGCACCGCTTTTAAGGTTAGGCACGTCCTGACCTACAACGCTAATCACTTGGTCATTTTCTCCAATCGCTTTTAAGCATAGCACTTGAAGTATCGAGTAAGTTTTGCCCGAACTGGTCCCGCCTTGGTTAACGATAACCTCGGCAGTTGAATTGTAGTTGCGATCGAATATGACAGACGTTTGAAACATCAATCCAAGATAATTGCATCCTCACTATTTGAAAGGTCGATAGGGCTTGAAATGGTGGCCACGTGGATTTCTGCTTTCGGCATCGATATCGTACTGTCAATAGTTTCCTTTGGCTTACCATAAACACGGTCGAAAAGAACTTCCATCAAGTGAATAGAACCACGGCTCAAATCACGCTCCATCTTTTTGCTAATCATTTTCAACCAAAAGGGTACATCGTCACGTTCACCTAATTCACTGATTTGTCGCTCGGTCATGCAAAGCATTGCCATGATCATTTCGTTGGCTTGGCTACTCGATAGCTGAACATTAAACTCTTCAATGAACAAGTCTTTAATTACGTTACGCAATGCCTTCGGGCGTCCATTCCGATTGATGTTTTCGGGGTGGCTTCCAAATCCATGAGGGCTTTTACCCTTTAAATGTTCTCCGCTTGGCATCAGATTTCAATTTTGTTAACGATCTCTTTTAGCTTCTGCATACACATAAGCTTCAACTCGTAATCGGTAGCACCGCCCACGCTCACATGGTCGGCAGTTTCTGCAATATCCATAAGCAAGTGAGCAATGGTTGCGTACAACTCAACCGCTCCAATCGCTTGTTCAATTACATCGTTTTCTTTTGTCGTGGTCATATCTGAAACGCTTTAATGCCCATACCATTCAACGCTTCGATTACGTCTTTGTTATTATCGTAAAACATATTTAAACCAAGCGATACAACCTTTTCAACTTTTGCTTTGTTGCTTCCAGTTGCAAACACATGGTTCCAACCTATTCCCAACGCCTTCGCTTTTTCGAGCATATCACTTCCCAATATATGCCGTGCTGAAACGATATACAAATCGTCATTTTGGCTTTTCCTAAACCTCGCCACTCGCATTCCCTTTTCGGTGGTTAGCGTATCGTCAAAATCAAAACCTACTTTCATGCTTCTAATTCTTTAAGCTTTGCTTCACTCCATCGTAACCCAGCTAAACCACCCCAAAGAAGGTAACTGATATAACCGCAATCGGTAGGCTTACCCGTTTCGTAGTACGTCTTTGCACGGCTCAAATACGAGTACATCCGTTTGATCGTGGAAACGCTTAACGGCTCACCATTGGCAAGCTGTTGCGCTCTAACCTTACCGACCTGGGTTGCACATTTGTTACCCTCTTTTTCGTTCAGTTCAATCCCACGCTTTGCATTGTTCTTCACTGCTTCGGGGTAGTCGGAATGGCTTTCAAACTTTGCGTAGCTTTCCTTTCGGCTCAAAGCATTACACACCGCCAACCGTTGGATTGGGTCTTCATACTCCGTTTTCATGACTGTATTAATCATGCAACGGTCCATGAAATCACTTTTGCTTTCTTCTTGGTTTCTTTTCGGTAGTGGCATCGGTTGTATTTTTAGTGTTCACAATTTCGGTCGGTTCACTTTCCGTGAACGCTTCTTGAATAAGTTGCTCATGGATTGCTTTATGCCTACGGTCAAGTTCAGCATCGTAATGGTTCATGATCGTCGAGAATGCGTTAACGGTACACGCTTGGCATCCACCCGTCCAACGCTTACCCATTACTTCACTCCATACCCCACCCATTAACATTACTTGTTCAGCACTTAGGCGCAACGTCTTTTCGTTTTGGAACTGAACCCACTTTGGGTAAAGTGGTTCTAACCGCTTCAACTGTTCGTCGGTCATTCTGTTAGCTATTTTCATATTTCTGCATTTCTCGTTTAAGGTAATAAAACGCTTTTTCTAAATCCTCTAAGGTATCGCCTTTGCGCCCTGCACGGCTTACGTACTTCACCACATTGCCGAGGTTGAAGTTCAAATCGAACGCTTCAATCAGGTCAATCGGTTGCACCTTTTGTTTGTAGTGTTGTGGTGTTGTCATTTGCCGTAAGTTTCGTTGTAGTATTCCATAGAGTCAATTCGATCACGGGCAACTTCACCATGACAGAACGCTCTTCTAATTTGTTCTATCTCCATCTGTCTGGCTTGTAAATAAATTTGCTCAACAGATAAGTGAGGTAAGCCATCAAATATACCATTTTCTCTGTTTTGTAGTTTTTTAATCAACCATTCTACTGCTGTCAGTTTCATCGGTA